CTTAATAACATCACTCAAATCAATAGCTGCATTCTGCATAGCAGCATGTGCCAATTGTTGAACGAGTTCTTTAGCCTCATTGGCTTTCATATCATCTTCCATAAACAAATTGAGTGTGCTATTATCTAGCAACTCTTGGTCTATTTGAAGAATCATATTGGACATATCATCCAATGTATATACCAATGTTCTTGGCTTACCTACTGCATAAGCAACCTTAGCACATTCTAGTAGTGCTTGTAAGTGATTACGTTTACCCTTTGCATGTAAGCTATAATATGGCTGTAGGATATATGAAGCCTGAATAATTGCTTGCTTTGTATTTGTTACAGCATCACTCGTATTAATCTGTGCTTCCATCTGACGGGTAATACCTACTGAATTACCAGCTTGTTCAGCTACCTTTTCAGCAAGCTGCATATTGGCTACTATGTCTGATAGCAGAGACATGTCTATCTCTTTAACCATGTTAGTAATGTCCCCTGCACCCTTCATGCCTTCCTCGGTAGGATTCAATGGTACAATACCCAATGCATCCATATAATATAAAAGCTTCTCTAAAGAGATACCTAATGACTTAGGTATTGCCTTCATATTAACTACCATCTTCTTACCCTTATTCTGAGCAAGCAGTAGTTCGATACGATACCATATAATATTGTAGAAGTATTGGTACTGCTTCAACCTATCCATGACAGCCGTAACTTCTGAGTTAAGATTATCATATATCACACCAGTATAAGATAGCTTGCATTCAAGCAGGTTATCTAAGTCTTTATGTTGACCTATTACTGGACGCATACCAAAGTACCAATCACTACCTACTATTCGATAACATTCATGCTTCTCAGGTATCCATTGTATTTCTAACTTGATGTCTCCCATACCTTCATTCAGGCTGTAGTTTTCATCTACTGGCATCATTTCTTCTTCACCAGTTTCTTCATCAAGGTACGTTAGATACTGCATCTTACGTAATGCTTTCCATTCATAATGCCTTACAGTGATTGCATCATGGTCATGAATTTCATCTGTAAAGTTGAAGGTTGCATCTCGTGCAAACAAAGCTGTACCATACGCATTATTCTGAAATAGTTCATCAATACGAGTATTTGTAAATTCCTTTTCATGACCAAATTCAGCCATGATAGAAATTGGTGTCATCTTCATATCGTAAACAGCCCAGTCCCCATCCTCAATGAATTCATTATTGGGGGACTTATCGAACTTGAAGCGCATTGGATTAACGCAAATACTTGCTGGATTACCTTTGCGTATGCCTGAATAGTACACCGTATAACCGGACAACAAACCATGTAATAGTCCTTTGTTAAAGATACCATCCATGTCAAGCTTCTTATTAAGATGGCCGAGAATCTGATTACCCATAATCTCAGCAGGGTCTTGGTGGTCGCGTAACATGTATTTACGCACTTCATCAGGAGTTCTTGTTTGAACTTCCTGTTGTATCTGTTGTTGTATTTGTTGTTGCTGTTCTTGTGTGAGTTGCTGACCTTGTGATTTCTGTTGATATTCCAATTCAATTTGTTGTTGTATTGGTGTCATTATCATTGATATAACAGAATCACGAATCATCTTAGCTTCAGCTTCCTGCTTGCGTGAAGTAGCTTCAGGATTTACAGCCATAACTTTATAGCCGAAAGGTCGTCTCATTTCCATGCCAAGCATAGCCTTAATCTTACCTGATACAATATCCTTATTGGTCATTCGTGCAGGCATCTTCCCACCGTTCGCACCATAAGGTTGACATACATAGCTGAAGTCATCTAGGTTGATTTTGTTGTTATACAAATCATAGTTGACTTTCATGCGCATGTATTCTGACACATCACCTGTACCAAGAATATTATCAGTAGAACGTGTGTCCAAAAGCATCGCCATATCTTTATAATATTGCTTGCCGTTTTGGTTCTTCTGATTCTGTGTTAGTCGTTGAGTTGTGAAGGATTGCATCTTGATTGCAAATGTATTAATAATTAATTGAAAAGATTCATTTCAAACGCAGCCATTTCTTCTTTGGCTTTCTCGTATTCATCTTGCCCACCATATTCCTTGCCTAATTCTTCTTCTTGGCATTGGAACATAACCTGCATTAATGCCATCACTCTATCGAAGTTGCCCTTCCGGTTATAAAGTATTAGTTCTTCTAGTAACCCTGGGTCATCTATTGTATCTATTATGGTAACTGGTTGGCCGTATTCATCATATCCAATTATCGTAAGAAGCCATTCTTTAATATACTTCTCACCTGAATCCTTCATCTGTTCATTCATGTGACAGCCGAACATACGCTGTACTTTTGAATTCTTAACTGCTGCCTTAATTACTGTATCAGGCTGCAATGCTAACAGATGTGTTTTCTTCCTACGTTCAAAGTATGTCTTAACATGAGTTACCTCATTTTCATACATACCTTCTGTGTTATATAACTCGATTAGTTTCTCAAAGATTTCATTAACGTCATCTGCCTTATCAGGACGACCAACGTACATAGCTACTATCCTTTGATTGGTAGTGCCACCCCTCTCTACACCTTTATAGACATAGATAGCAGACATTGATGTACCTATATCTTGTCTGTATGGGTCATAGCCTATCTTGTATAAGCCTCTTGGTGGATTGGTTATAGGTGCTTCAAATATGATTACTGAGCCAGCTATCTCAGTTCGGTTACTTATTTTATAATGCCAAATAGGTTTAAGGATATTGTCCATATCAATCTTAACCTTTACTTTACCAGCTTCTCTATATAAGAAACATGGTGTACCTGACATTTCATTTATCTTCTCTCTCTTAATCAGATTAAGACGATTACGAAGTTCTGTAGTAGGGAAGTTGTTTGTACTAACTGTTAAGAATGCTTCTGAAGGAGACTTAGAATATTCCTGTACGCGAGCATCTAATACACTAGCACCTGTACTAGATGTCTTTAGTTTCTCACGTTCTGTATTTTCATAATCAAGTGCCTTCTTAATTTGTGAGTTACCTTGTGAATCATAAAAGCCTTCTAAGTTGTAGAAGAATGGGTGGAAGAATCCACATTGTGTTGTCTCTGCATTTTCATCCCATATATTAGTGAACTGCATGAGATTGAAAATGTCCGGGTTATAGAACATGTTGGCAAAGTCGATTGTACCACCTTCCATGTCACCACCCGTACCAAAGATAATAATCTGACCAGTGATAAACCTACCTGCTTTAAGTGTAGGTTCAGTAGCCATATAAGATGCTTGCAGATTAGGGAACCTACCAGCTTCCTCAAACAAAACCATCGCAGCATCTTTACCACGAGCAACGTCAGGATTCTCACCAAAGCTTAATGCCATGATTTGAGACTTGTAACCCTTCTCGATTTTGATACCATCTCTATCTATTTCATAACCTGACTTTTTATGTTCTTGTTTGTCAATCAGTCTGTTTTTACCCCATGCAGTATGCTCGTTAATGTGGTTAAGATAATTGGCTGCCATACCCATTGTACCTTCAGGATACAAATACTTCTTATCATAGGCACCAATAATAGTTAATGATTTAGGTGTATGATTATAGATGTTAGCACAGATAGCACCATTTTTATACGAGTAACCTTTACGTCGAGCCTTACCTACAATCATGTGATGACCACCTGTAAGATTTTCATCTTTTACTTGTAATGCCAACCCTAACCCATTGAACTCCTCTCTGCTCATTCCTTTACGAGCAACCTCAAGCATCCAAAAATAGTTGTAATCCCCATCCCAAAAGTCAGGGAAATCTTCTGTTTTATTGGCCGCTGTATTACCTGTGAAGTCTGATACCAGTTGTATCTTAATATAGTTAAGATAGAAGTAATGATTACCAGTTATCCTAACACCACCTACACTATATCCTTCTTTACATCTTTTTAGTTCTTCTTGCCAGTATTCCCTAAACCCATAACTACCGGGCAGTTCTTTAGTATAGCAACCATACTTCTTAAAATGAAGTGCTGGCTCCCTGAATAAAGAAGTGTTAATAAATATACCATTAGGGTTTCTCACCCCATTTAACATACTCGGATTCGACATAACGAAAAGAGGTATGAAACTAATCATACCTCTTACAAAAGTAGTGCAAAATTCAATTACTATTCTATCTCAGGGTCTTCAAACATTCCAATTTGTTTTTGTCCCTTCGTTTTAACTGTTCCATAAAGTTCATTCTCAACCTTGACTTGCATCTCGTTTATTGAATTGAATATTTTGGATAGGTCACCTAAAGCACCAGTTAAATCTCTTGGCTTATGTAGTAATGTACCTCGCTCATTTGTCTCTGCTAAATCTACAGTTTCAAAGAAATCAAGTAATTTCTCTGCTCCTTTTCTTGCTGCTTTAAGTACTTGCAAATTATATGAAGACGAATTTAACAGTTCTTCATATACTACACAAGCATCTTGTACAAGTAAATCACCCTTTACATTATAATCAGGATACTCTTTAAATAGCCTTTTCACAATCTCTCTTTCCCTATCATCCTCAGTAAAACCTGCAAATGGATTGGTTCGCTTAGGTGAATAAAGGAACTCGACATATGCCATCTGTGCTACTGCTCTTTCCTTTAGTACTGATTCATCACGTTCCCATATAGCTGCAAAGGCTGGAATAAGTAATGTCTCAATTGCCGGCTCAACTCTATTGTCCTGTGTTAGCTTGAATAGATTCATCTAAAATACTTATTACAAGTGAAAATGTTAAATCATCAGGTGAATGTTCAATATGCATTACACTATCTTCTTTAGTCTTGAACTCATAACCATTATAGGTTTCTTCACTCGGTAGTTTATAATCTATTTTATCTTCATTCTGATTCTGAAGTTCTCTAAATAGAGTAATCATAAAGTACTCAGAAGCTTTAAGATGTATCTGTAGTTTCTTGTCACCAAGATTCTTTGCTGCTACATAATCATTAACTAACTTCTTTATTAGTGTTAGATTTGTCATTGTTTTTATCTATTGTTTTAATTTGATTAAGATTAAGGCTCATTCTATTCTCACCAACTCTATAGTCAATGAAAATAGTATCAGCAATTAGTTCGTCAGGCATTCCATTATCTCTGCACATTTTAACGTACACTAATACACCACCTCGTCCTGTATATGCAACTGATGCTCTTTTTTCTGGCTCACTAGGTTCATTACTTCCTATTCGATAAGCATAACCTGATAAAACTAAACTATCAAAGTCTATTTTCCTAGTCCAATCTTTACCCTTGAAGATAGCCTTTAAAGCATCTTCTATTTCTGTTAGTGTAACAGGATGGTCTCTTTTTTCTAGGTCTTTCATTTGGTGATAGATACCCGGATAAAATTCTTTCCTGTCTTTCACAAAGGTTCTCTCTACATAGATATTCTCATTAGGTTGCTCACGTTCTGCGTAGTCCCATCTTGTGTAGCCAATGTATTGTTTCTTTTTACGACCAATAATATAAGGTGTTATCCAACTAACAAACTCTTCTATTACTGCTGACCTACCGGACTTAATTTCTCCACTAAGTAAAAGTACATGATAGTTTGTATTCTGTAAAGTAGGTGCTTCAATGAATTTTGGTAACTCATGATTGTAATGCTCACAAAATATACTACTCCAATTCTCTAATGCAAAGAATGGATGTTGAAAGTGTTCTACCCATGATTGTGGAATCTCTGATATCCGATTATCATTCACATGTTGAAGTAAAGCAAACACATCATTTGGTATATCTTTCTTCAATCGAATGTTGAAGTGGAATTTTCTGTATGTTCCCATTAGTTATAAAACAGTTTAAAACCTTTAGCAAGAAGTCTCTTAGGTATAAACAAGTCAGCTTCATCAGTAAGTAATACACACTTTAAACGCTTGCCTACAATCTCAGTAATTATTATTGGTACTTCAATTCGGTAATCAAATACCCTATCATTTACATTCAAGTCATCTGTATTATCAACAAAGATATAGAATGGTTCTCTGTATATTCCATATCCTACATTAGCCTCATGGCCGAATAAATCAGATGCCGAAGTTATTATCTTACTTTGCATGATTAGAATCTTAGGAACCCTTTTATAGTACCAAGTTTGCGTGAACGATTATATACACCATCTCCTTCACGACTATTCTGTGCATTAGTATTACCTTCTACTGTGAACAATGTAGTACCATCTACCTTCTGTATAATACCAGTATGTCCAGCACCACCACCAAAATCCATAATAAAGATGTCTCCACCCTGCGGGCTAACTACTCGATGCTCTCTTGATGAAGCTTGCCATTGGTCAAGTACTCCACCTGTTTTTTTAAGGGGGTTGGGTACACCTATTACACTAGATGCTTGTTGGTAGCAATAATATACAAATGCCATACACCATGAATATCCTTTGTCTAATCCTACACTACGAAGATAAGTTTCTACCTCTTTACCATCGTTGTGTCCAGTAGCCTCACGTACTTGAATTTGTGTTTCTGCAATATTCAAAGCTGCTAGTGAAAGAACATTTGATGTTCTTATAACATCATGTGCAGGAATCTCAAACAATCTTGCCCAGGTTAAGTCACCTATTTCACCATCTACTAACAATGAATGCTCAGATTGAAACTTACATATTGCTTTGTATGTCTCATTACCATAAATACCATCTTCATCAAGACCTAACTTGTAGATATGATTCAGTTGCATCTGAGCAGACCGTACTATTACTGGTTCATTCTTTTGTGTTAATTTAATTGTTTGCATATTTACAATTTTAACCTTGTTAATCATCGTACTACAACTGATTGAATTTGTATGCGTTCTGCTGTATCACCATTATACAGTACATCAACATATGGTTCTAACTGATAACTCTCCTGACCTTCTAAATGTCTTGGGAAAGGTTTTGGTGTAACTGTAATATGAAGTTCTTTAGTATCAGTGAACCATTTAGCTGTTGTACAATCACAACTAATGTTCCACTTATCTACCTTGATATCTCCACCTAAGAACCTTACTATAATTTTATTTGTACTACCTACCTTTATTCTTCCGAGGTTGTTGACGCTAGGCTGGAAATTGTTTGCCATAAATACTTGTGTTTTTCTTGATTAATTTCCCAATACTTTTTACTTACCATAACTGGATAGCAAGGTTTCTCACAACTCTTATTAGCCATTTGTAATGCTGTAGTTTGACAACCACACAATATACATGTACCTTGATTGTAACACTGCTTATCCATAATACTAATACGCCAATCAATCTGTTCTCTGATATGTTTGCGTATCATCCACTTAAACTTCTTACTATAATAAAACTGATACCTATACTTACCAACTATATAAGCAATAATATTACTCAGGGTTGGCTTTGCTTTCTCCGCTGTTATCTTCTGTATCATCTTCAAGTATAACGTTTCTATTTTTGTTATTATACCAAAGCATAAAAGCTAAATAGCTTTCATAATTTGCTTTAGCTTTCGTTGCTTCAATTGGTGTACAAATACCTTTAGCTACTCTGTTTTCCCAAAAACCTTTGTTATTTGCTGACCATACTCTCTTAGGTAGGGCATAGAACTTACCTAAATGTTTTAACATTATTAGTTGTGGGTCATCATTATTCATCACATCATTCATCATTTGAAAAGGTGATAGGGCAATTAGTTTCAGTTCAATATCTGAATACTCTCCCTTGCCTTTCATGTGTGTTATAAATGAATCAACGAACTTACTCGGACTGTAATCCATCGTTCCTTATTAGTTTAAAGTTATACTCTTGTTCTGTATCAGGCATTAGACTTGGATGGATAACAAACACTCCTGTTTTATCATCGGGTATAATCAACTCTTTTATTTGGAATGATTTAATGTAGTTACTAAGTCCACCAAATGAAAGCTTCAACTTATCCATTACTATTCTTCGTGCCGAAGTAGAGAATCT